CGTTTCTAATTCATCTTTAGCTACTTTAGTAGAAGCCATAACACTATCCACAAGGTCTTGCTTTAACGGATCGTCTAACTTTCCCCCTGTATCAAGAACCATTAATTCCTGCGTGGTTAACCCTATATCTTTAAAGGCATCCGCATATCCATCTAACTGAGTTTGCAACTGTTTCTTTATATCTTTCTCATCAGTAATCCCTAATATAGAAGATACAAGATTATCAGTCATACTTGTGTCTCGTATTTCAAATAACCGCATAGAAAATATATCACGTAAATAATTACTGTACTCTGTTATTGCTTGTTCTGTGTCTAGTTTTGCTTGGGCAACAGCATCTTCAACACTTAATGCTTCTTCAAAACTTACTTTCCAAACAGACTCTTTTATTTCCCCACTTTCTAGTCCTTCAATAGTAGTTTTTAACATCTCAGGTAAAGAAGCAAGTACCTGCTGTGTTCTACTAATCCCTGAGGACAAGTCAATAAGCCCTGTGTCCATATCACCTGTTATATTCTTAAGCCCCTCAGAAACCGCTAACCCCCAATCATTCAATGCGTCTTCAGGAGAAATACCAAGTAGTTCTCTCATGTACGCATCTGAACCTATGTATTTAATTCTTGCATTGATACCCTTTTCAATTATCTTCTCAAACTCATCTAAGTCTTTGCCCACTAATACAGACAGTTTAGCACCTAACGCTTTCCAATCCTCTGTAGTAAATTTGTTAAATTCTGCGGTGGTCATTGCATCAAGACTTTTATCCGTACCTAGTTTTGCTCTAATAGCCTCTGCAATAACAGTTTCTGTTTCAGGAATTACTACTTGTAACTCATTAAAATAACTACGTAACTTTTCAGGTGAAATAAGATCAGTAGCCATGTCTATAGCACTAGGAATATTTCGGAACAAACCACCTACATGTATTTTCTTATTTTGCATGTTTTGTATTGTTTTAAATGCTTTCTCTAAATTTTTAGTTAAAATCTCCCCATCTTCAGGGTTTAACCTAGCCTGTAACGCCACTATTTCGTTTGCTTGCTGAACCGCCATCCCATAAGCGTCATAAGCTTTTGCCAAGTCAAACATTTCCTTGGTTAATCCGGGGAGCATGCCTTCTTGAAACTTTTCTGCCTTTGCTAATTTTTCTGTGCTTTCTTTAAGGGCAATTGCTTTGGCACTTATATCATCCATTTTCTTTGCTAAAACAAACCAACCAACAAAAGAGGCGGCTAAAGCTACAGCTGCGATAATTAATCCCGCCCAATTTCCTGCCACAGCATTAGCAATTAATTTGACCGCACCTGCTACCGCTAATGCCGCAGGCCCTATAGCCGCAGTTATTGCCATAGTAGTTACAAGTGCTCTACGTGCATCTTTATCCAACGTTCTAAATGCCTGTGACCAATCAATAAACTGTTCCAACAATCTCTTTAATTTAGGAGTGAAATCTTCAACAAGTCGTGCTAGATTCAAATTCATATTATCCACGGCGGTGCTGAAACGACCTTCCAATGTTTTAGCCACATTTTCAGTCATCTTATAAAATTTACCACCCTCTTCGGTCATGGTCTTAAATGCTTTGTTAATATTATCAAAACTAATCTGATTCTTTTGTATCATAGTGAAAAGTGCATTTCCAGTTAACCCAAACTGTTTATTTAATTCTGCAATAATTGGGACACCACTCATGATGAAACGATTTAACTCTCTCATATGTGCGGTTCCACGAGCCCGTACTTTACCAAAAGATGTGGCAATACGTTCTAGTTTTTGAGCGTCACCCTGTGCTACATCACCCAACATACGTAACTCAGTCATTACGTCTTTTAACGGTGAACCAAATGCCAACAACACCTGTGCGGCTTGGTCTAACTGAGGCAGTAAAAATGGAGTCTTTGCACTAAATGCAATTATCTCTTGAAACAATCGTGAACCTTTTTTCAAGCTACCGGTCAATACACCAAATCGAACTGTCTGTGCTTCAATATTCGCCGCAAACTTTACACCTTGAGCCAAAGCCGCTACCATAGTAGTCGTCACATATCGTATCATAACTCGTCCAAATCGTGTCATTGCCTGACTAGCCTTCATGTAACTTTTAGACATCGCATCTAATCGCACACGTCTTATCTTCAACAACCCATTAGTACTTGACGTTATCGAAGCTAGTTTGGCTTCCTGAAGAGCACGTTGTTTCATCTCAAGGGCTAATCGCCTTTCCGCACTCATGTTCTGTTTTAATTCTTTCTCTATCTCGTCAAGTGCGTGGGCATACGATTTAGCTAGCTGTGCACCTAGGGTGTGTGCCTGCTTCATGGCTTTATTAGCGACAGTAACCTTTTTCATTACATTGTGTTCGTCTTGAATAGTTTTGACAAGTTTCTTGATCTTGTCATTATATGTCAGTATAGCCATACTTGCATCTTTTAATAAAAACTTATCTTGCTTCTGAGCTATATTCGCTAGTTTCATTAATGCTGTTCTTTTAGCAAGTTGGGTACTGTGCCTAGCCTCTATAAGAGCTTTCCTTTTAAGCGCTAAAGCTTCTTTTTCAAGTGAATCAGTACTTTTTGCAATATCAGCACGTACTTGTTTTATTCGTTGGTTATACGCCTTTATAGTGCTACTAGCTCCATTAGTAACTTTATTCTTTTGCTGAAACATAACAGTGAGTTTCTTAACACCGTCTTTGGTTACTTTCAACTCTTTATCCACTTGTTTTAAGGTTAGGTTGTATAACTTTAATTGTGTATTAGCTTGTGCTATAATACGAGTTTTATTGTGTTCTTGGTCTATCCAAAGTTTCTCAGTCTGTGCCCGTTTCATGGCTAAAGAAATGGCTTTATTTTTAGTAAGTATTCCTATTTTTTCTTGAATCTCTTGTCGCTTCATTTCATCAGTAGTGGTTTTAAGTGTCTTTGTAAGCATACCAATAGCTTTGTTTGACTCTCTTGTGGCTTTCGTACCCGCTTTTTCATTCACGGTTTTCATATGCAGTATTTCAGTTAATCTCTCTACTCCGGGATGAATCCCTTTAAGTTTGAGGTTCATCATTTCTATGGCTTCATTGTGTTCTTGGAATACCTGTAGACCTGCTTTAAAAGTAGCCTGCAACATAACCTCTTTTACACGTAACATTTCCGCTTTTTGTGCTGAATCCGAGTATACATGAGCGCCCTTTTCTGCAACAAGTATCTCTTTTGCCTTGGAAGCACTCAACTCCTTAATACGACTACTCACTTTTGCTATTATTGCCGCATTTATGCTCTGGTGCTGTGTAAATTGCTCTTCAATGCTTACTGAGGTTTTTTGAATTGAATTTAATTTTTTAAGTGCGGAACCATATTGTCCCGCTTCTGATGCAGATTTAGCAAAACTAGAACTACCACCTTTTGCCGACTTGTTCTTAACTGCATCAGCTTCTTTAGAGAGTTTTATGTATTTTTCTAAAGCTTTATTGGCGGCATCAACACCGACTTTCTTTATCTCAAAATAAAGGACATTTCTCTCTTCGCTCATGTGTTAAACCACCTCTTAACTCTCACTCTTTCGCTTCGCTTCCATTTTAGAGGAAACAAAACCGTCCATCATCAACAACAAGTTCGTCTCATATCGTCCTATTTCTTCCTCGGTAAGAAGCTTATATGCTAGTATTTCACTACATTGCAACGACTCCCCCCTTCTAATTCTCCAATACATTTCCCAAATATCAGTATAGCATATAGGAGGGGATACCTTATCTAATAAAGTATCCCTTTTTCCTGTTGATTTCTCTACCTGTATAAGATGGTCATATAATATTGTACCGTCTTTCTTTGGATATGTTAAATCTATTTTAGCATCGACAGCCTCGTGTAATTGCTGTCTTAGCTCGCTAAAAAATTGTCACGTGCAAATACAAATTCAATAATTTGATCTCTAAACATTGGGCAATCTTCTAAGAACACTGTTAACGCATTCACATCACCGTCTTTGACTACTTCGCCCGCATACATGAAATCGCTCCATGAACGTACACATGCACCTATAAATACCATTGATGCCGCTTCTTTCTTGTGTGCCTTGACATTCTTAATCTCTAACACAGCATTGTATGTTGCCCGTGCTTTTGAAATCTTCTTCGCATCTGCTCCATATAGAACAAAGTCGATCGGAACTTCATCACCCTCATCGACAATTATACCAAAGTCGTCTATAAGTTTAAATACTACACCTTCATTCGATAATTCTTTTACTGAAAATTTACTTAAATCTACCATTTTTCCCATTTTGTTCTCCTATTGTTTATCTATACCCACAATTTATACCGCAGGTTGTCTCCTAATAATTATGTTTGAAGCCTCTGTTGAGTCATCAAGTGCTTGAAAATTCATTGTGTTAATAACTGCTCCGTCACTATTGACAGGGGTATCAGCACTGGTGTATTTTATTCTTGGTAATGTAACAATAAATCCTTCTAAGTCATCATCTACAAATCTTACTTCAAGACTAGATTCTGTTTCATTAACAAACTTGTTATAAAGTACTTGGTCAGGAAAGTAATAAGTTATTGACCCCGTTACATTTGATTTACCACTTGTCATTTGAGGACAAGTATTTGCCATTAATACAAAGTTTCGTTCAAACCCGTTGTCTAAACTAATGCTCATGCCACTTGCTAATGCGTTTGCGGCGTTTGCTTCATTTATGTACCCACTAAACCCATCAAAAGGTCTATTAGCGGTCGTTACCACAGGTGTTCCACTGTGATACGCTGATGTACTGTTTGCCGCATCTTTGAATAACATTCCAAAAGAACCTGTTACCATAGCATTTGGATTGATGTCCAACGACATCGTGTTTACAACTCCACCTGTGTATTTCTGATACTCTGCTATATCTGTGTAAGCCTTTTCCACTACTAGACTTCTTACCGTTGTTC